ATGAACCAATTCCAGTATATGATTTAGAAGTTGATGAGTGGAATAACTTTGCATTGCTGGCTGGTGTGTTTGTACATAATTCAAAAGATACAGCAGACTGTGTAGCAAATGTCGTGTGGCATTTAAATGAAATGAATGGTAATCCCAATGAATGTAATTTTATAATGGCAAAAACATTTTAAGGAAGTGAAGTATGTTTGAAAAAATTAAAGCAGGATTTAGTAAATTAACAGCGTCATTCGGGCAGAATATAGGAAATACGTCAACGGGCTCGACACAAATCGTAGCGCAGAAGCGTATAACCACGAACCTTGTGGGGCAAATTACAGACCTCACGGCGTTCCAGAACATGAGTGACAACGAGGTCTACGCGCAGTTTCTAGCGTGGGAACCAGAAATTGGTGGGGCTATAGACCGCATTAGCACGCTGGTCGCGCAGTCTGTGGTAGGCTGCACTGTTAAAATGGGCAAAGAAGCAGATGAGTTAGAGACTCGTATGTTGATGGTCGCTAATGAGATTATGGAAAATGTTTGTATTCAAAATCAGTTTGAAGCACTGGCAGAAATGTTAATGACTTATGGTAATGCATACCTCGCAATTAATGATGACAATACACTGACTATATTGCCCACCGAGTATGTATCATTTGTGAAAGATGAATCAGAAATTAATAATGTAGATAATACTTTTATACACACATATGCAAATTATTTGGTAGTCAATGAGCGTGGTCTTAATATATTTGAACGTAAGATATACCCAAAAAATAAATTTATTCATATTAAATATAAAGATACGCCACAAATATGCACGGATATTATGGGGCGGCGTACTTATGGAATTTACGCCATATCGCCATTGCATCGCACCGTGTTGTCCGTGTGGTGGAAACGTCAGATAACAATTCTTGATGTGTTGGCACGGTCTCGTAGTATCCCGCGTGAACACCATAGTATTAAAGCCGATGTGTATTCATTAGATAAATATGATGGGGCATCGTGGGCTGCTAAACGTGCTGCGGCAAAGACTGACGCCGAGACAATGATGTCAACATATGTGCGCAGCATTAGTGAGCAGGCTGCCGACCAAGGTTATGTGACGCTTGATACAGTAGATATTAAACAAGTTGGTGGCGAGATGGGCGCCCACATGGAAATTAATGCACTTATCAGTCAAATTGAAGACCACATTTGGACTGCATTAAATGTGCCGCCATCTACTGTTAATGGTAAAGGCGCTGGCTCTTATGCGTCGGAACTTGTTGTTAGCAATTATGTGTCGAGCAAAGTAGTGCAGATAGCAAAGAAGATTAAGCCTGCCATGTTATTTATCATTAGAGAACGTCTTAAACAGATAGACCCCGCCTTCCCTGTAGAAAAACTTGATATTAAAATTGAACTTACATTGGCGGCATCTGCAATGGAGGCACACAGACAGTTGGCTATTGATGTGGCGACGGGACTATTTACTGAAGATGAGCTGCGTGAAGAAGTTGGTAAGCAGCCGCGCACAGAAACACAGAAGCCTTATTTACCACCGAAAACGTCTATGGGGCAGTCAACGGCTAACATAGTTAAGGGCGGTGATGAGCGTGATGGGAACTATCCAGATACGCCTGAATCAGATGAAACCCATCAGCGCGATGAGTCAAATAAAATATTAAGAAATGTAAATGAATGATAATATTAACATAGTATTTATATATTATCAAATACAATGTAATATTTGTATTTAAAGTTTCGTTTTTGGTGAACACTATGGATAATGTACCTATAGAGTGGAGAAATTCACATGTGTTGAGGGTATCTGGTGTCACAGCAAGACCGGGAACATTCACGAGTAGGGAAGGTAAAACGATTCCGTTCACACCTGAACTGTGTCAAAAAATCTTTTCTGAGTCTCCTACTCTTTCCCCAACTTATCTTACACACGATGATAGAGATGCGTGTGGCTATTTATATAAATTAGGTTATAATAAAGTCGATGATACTATATTGTATGAAGGCTTTGTATTTGACCCAAATAAACAGTCGCGCATTGTATCAGATGGTTTCAATTCTATATCGCCAGAAATTGAATTTGGTAAAGATAATGATGGTAATTTTATAAGTGGTATAATCACGGGTAGTGCGTTTGTTCGTAATCCTGCAATTAGTGGTACAAAAGTCTCAACAGAACTTGTGGCATTTAGTATGCCAACACATCCTTGGGAATATAGTAAAACTAGTAAGGCATGGAACAAACCATCGCTTGAAGATTTCACCAGCACAGGTTGGACTGATTTAAGCAACACAGATAAACGCTCTATTGCGGGACATTTTGCTTATGCGGCGAATATGCCGCCAGAAAAATTTGGCGATTTAAAATTTCCACATCATGACCCCAAAAGTCACGCTGTGAATTGGAATGCAATTAGTAATGCTATGGCTCGATTAAATCAGTCTAATATTCCCACAACAGATAAGAAAAGTGTGTATAATCATTTAAAGGCTCATTATATTGAATTTAATAAAGAGCCTCCAAAAATGTTTGAGGATGGTAATATAATGGTAAATTTTACAATGAAATCCAATGCGGATGGCACTTATGTTTTTATGCCTATAACAGAGACAGTAGTCCCAGAGGCTGTTACATTTAGTGCATCTGATATTGAAAAAATTAAAGCGGACTTTAAAGCCGAAATTAAAGTGTTGTCTGATAAAGTGGCGACCTTTGAAGCACAGGCGGTTGCGCCAGTTTCGGTGCCAGTGTTACCAACGCCCGTTTTGAATACGGCGGCTGCTGCACCTGTAAATGATGAATATAAAATTAAATATGAAGCACTCCTTACAGAAAAAGCAAATTCAATTGTTAATGAGTTGAAAGGTATTGGGATGCACGAACCTGATAAGATTGGTGCTAATCTCACCGCCGAGCAACGTATTTCTGTGCTCAGTACAGTTAAAGAGAATATGCTTAAGACTACACCTGTGACGACACCGGCAGCAAGTATTGTAACTCCAATGCCAGTAGCCGACTCGGTGAATAAACTTAATGAACTTATGAAAGCCAATGGTATTGGCGAACAATTTAGAAAATATATAAAGGTGAATTAAAATGGCAGGCGGATTTATTGCAGGGGTGCAGTCACCCGGTGTATCATATAACATGAATACAGCAGTTCAGTATGCTGGTATTCTGCTTAAGAAAAACACAGTAGCGAATGAGATGGAACTTTGTGGTGCGGGTGAGCGTCCCGATGGCTACGCAATGAAGTCCAGTGAAAATCTTGCTGGAACTGCGGTTGCCGATGTTCAGGTTGCAGTGCTTCCTCTTATTAACGGCAATGTAGTTGAGATGTGTCTTATTGCAACCAATGCAGCAATTACTATTGGTCAGGCACTCGAAACTGTTGCAAATGGTGAAGTCGATTTAAAGAGCGCTGCTGGCGAGATTGTCGGCAGTGCTCTCGAAGCAGCCGCACAGAATGATGGTGCAACCGCATCAACCAAGCATATTAAAGTACTTGTGAACCAGTATACAGCGAGTGCATAAGGTGATTAAAATGGAAAAACATAATTTTGGTGTAACAACCTCTGATGCAGATATCTCACTTGAAAATATTATTAAACAGATTGTTTATCAGAAAGCAGATGAGATGCTCCTGTCTTCAAAGGCAATTCCTCAACAGGGTCTTGCTGGGCTGGATTACAAGTTTGTAATTCCTGAGTCGTGGTATCTTGAGGCGGAAGAAATCGCCGAAGGGTCTCGTGCGGGCATTAAGAATATGCCGACCTTTGAAATTTCGGGCAGTCTTAAGAAATATCAGATCCCCGTGTTCCTTACTGATGAAACCAAGGCTCGTCAGATTCAGAACTCACAGATGCAGATTTCCCTTGATGGTGCGGCAGCGGGGCTTGCTTGGAAGAAAGACACAGAAACTTTCACTGCGCTCTCAACTGGTGCAGGTCAGACAACCGCAGCTACGGCTACATGGGCTTCTGCTGGTGCAGATCCGGCGACTGACATTGCAAATGCAATTGGTAAGATTCTGACCAATACAACTATTACTGATTCAGAGATTAATCAGATTAGTTTCTTCTATCCGGCTGCACTCTTTGGGCACATGGGTAAGCCACTCCAGATTGGTGATGTACAGGAGTCTCTGCGGTCATGGGTAAAGAAAGAGTATTCAATTGGTCTTTATCCCACTCGTCAGTTAACCACAACTTCACTTGCAACTGTTAATACAATGCGCATGGGAACTCACTTTACGCATGACGGGTCAAAGATCCCCGGTGCAGAACAGTATCGTATGGAGGGTGTGGGCGATGGCTTTCTAATTACACAGTACTTCAAAACAGTTGTCATCCCCACAACCACTGGTGGAACGACATCTAATTACATTTCGAAATTGACAGGTGTTGCTTGAACACCTATATTTTTTTCTTCATATTGGTTTATCCGAAATGAGAGGAATATTATGGCGATTAACTTAGCAGAATGTATACTGGATGTTCAACTTGGGCTGGCTGATATACCAGTAGAATATGTAAGTGATGAACAAATTTTTAATGATTTACAAACATCACAAATTTTTATTGACAATATTAAAAGTTCTACATTTTCTGATGAAACATTTGAAGAGCGCACCATTATTAAACTTGCAACTTACTTTACATATATTAATTATACAAGTCTTGTGGAGCGTCAATTAGGCACGGCGCCCACTGTGTCCCTTATTAAACTTGATATACTGCGGCGAATGGCGCTCTCGTTCTTGCGACAAATGACTAATTTTAAAATCAATGATGATTTGTCGATTGACACGACGCGTGAAGAAAAATCTTATCCTGTTGCTTTTGTGAACACTAATTCAGTATTTACAGAGTAATTATGTCAGTTATAAAAGTAAAAAATACACGGATAGCCAACGTCAAGCGCCGCATTAATGATTTAAAAGTATATCTTAAAAATGATGCGGCACGAGATGCCTATATGCGCACCGAGCAGAAATTACAGACGCGGTGGAAACTTGATATACCGCGCATATTTAATGTGCGCAGTTCTGCTGGTTATAAATGTGATGGCATTCTTGCAAAGTCATTGGGCATTGTAATACGGGGCAAAAACAGCATTGTCATTTATGTGGAACCAATTGTGCGTTTTAGTAAGAATGCGATGTCATCAGGTGGCGCCGTAAATAATCTTACATCTATTTTGTTTAGGGGCTCGCGTGCTTCTTTTGGGGCATATTACCCCCGTTGGGATGCCCGTGTGCAAAAAGGGATGCATCCCGGAACCTCGCCATCCCCGATGCGAAATTATTGGAAACTCTTTATTAAATATGCTCGTATAGAAATTCGTAAGGCTATTAATAAAGGTATGAAAAAGAAATTGGGGTTAAAATGACAACTACGATTGATAATGTAACGCTCGCGCTGCGTGGTCTTGGTTATAAGGTCAGTCTTTCTCCACATGAGAAGATTGAACTTAAAGAAATTGTGATTACTTTGGAAGGTATAGATATTGAA